TTTCCCACATTTCTTGGATTTTTTCCAAGTCAATACTCATAGTCTATTTCCTTTTGTGTCTGTGATATAATAGTAAGTATATCTAAAAACTACCTCTGCTGTAAAGTACTCAATTGAGTTATCTGTAGCATCAAATTTAAGTCCAGAAAGAAATGTGGGAAACATATCTTCAAATATAATTTTGAATTGAGTATTATATGAACTATTAAAAACTTGTAAAGTACCATCTGAATAGATATTCATCATTGGTGAGTTTCTATTATCAATGGTTTTTGGTTCATTTTGCAAATCATATATTTCTTTTAAACTTTCTGGATATCCTAACCCTCTCATCCAATTTTGAATCTCCATAAAGTTCTCAAGATTTTCATCAACCAAAAAACTAATTCTAAATTCGTCAAAAACTAACTTATCTCCCGGAATATCAATGTCTTTTAAATATGTTGGTTGATTTGCTATACCTAAATTTATTCCAGGAATATTTGCTACATTTGAAAAAAATGCAACTTTTGGCGATCTAACTAGACTAAGCTTAAATCCAGTGGGAGATAAAAAATTTCTATTCTGTATTTGATTAACGTATATATTTTTAGTCATTTTTTATTATTATTTATTGGGTTGATATTTAAAACCATACAATATATACTATAAATGATAGAGTATCAATTTCAATGAATATAATTGAGTTAATTCAAAACAATTGGGACAAATCTTCATTCATCAAATTATCGTTAAATCGGAATATAAGAAAAGTGATTGAAGAATCTACATCATTTTTAGATAAACATTATATAAATCCCCCACTAAGAACAAGAGCATACACCTTAATTCACAATATAGATGAAAACAATATACCAAGATGTAAATGTGGATGTGGTAAAGTATGTGCAATTGATAAAACTTATACTGAAAATGGGTTTAGATTATATGCAAATTTAAATTGCTCCCGTAAAGATAGTAAAATTTGTGAAGAAGTGAAATTAAAACTTGAAGATTATGAGTGGATGTATCAAAAAAGAATTATAGAAAAAGAATCCATTGAAAATATAGCTAAAAATTTAAAAATATCAACATCTCCAGTATACAAATACTTATGTCTACATAATCTTGAAAATTTAATTGATAGTAGAAGAAGGAATAGTTTAAGTTTGTCTATTTTGAGTGATAAAAATAAATTATATGAGATGTATCAAAGTGGATTAACTTGTGAACAAATCGCTGAAAACCTTAACACTACAAAATCTACGATATCAAGATGGTTAAAAATATATGATATAAAAACTAGAGAGTCTAATTCATATCAAAGAAAGGTAAATAAAGTAAGTAAAGAAGAAAATGATTTATATGAATATGTAAGATCAATATATGGTGGGGAAATAATTCAATCAAATAGATCTATATTGAATGGAAAAGAACTTGACATATACCTTCCAGATAAAAATCTTGCCATTGAATATAATGGATTGTATTCTCATCATTATCGGCCAGATGAGATAAAGGAATCTTTAATTAAAGATAAATCATATCATTTAAATAAAACTTTACTTTGCGAAAATAAAAAAATACAATTACTTCACATTTACAGTGATGAGTGGAATTTAAAAAAAGATATTGTGAAATCTTTAATAAAAAGTAAATTGAATTTGAATGGTAAAATTTATGCTAGAAAATGTCAAAAGATAATAGTTGATGTTAGCACAAAAAATAAATTTTTAAATGATAATCATCTACAAGGTGAAGATAAGAGTAGAATTAAACTTGGATTAACATATAATAATGAATTAGTGTGTTTAATGACTTTTTGTAAGTCTAGATTTAATTCCAATTATGAATGGGAACTTTCAAGATTTTCAAATAAAATTGGATTAAATGTGATAGGTGGATTTAGTAAACTTCTTAAATGGTTTATATCTGAAAATACTGGGAATATAGTATCTTATGCTGATAGAAGATATTCTAATGGAAATGTATATTCTAAAAATGGATTTAATATGATTAAAATAAATTCTCCGTCATATTACTATGTTGATAAGAATTATTTAAAAAGATATAATAGAATGAAATTTCAAAAAAAACTTATAGGTGCTTACAATTGTACCGAATATGAAAAGGCAAGAGAAATGGGGTATAATAAAATCTATGACTGTGGAACTATTTGCTTTGGATATGAACATTAAAAAAGGGAGGATTTCTCCTCCCTGAAAAATATATGAACCGAATCACATTAGGTTCTTAATCTTAACTCTTCTGTAGTAACGATTAGCATTTCTTGCTAGGCGACCTAGAGCAGTATCGTTAGTTCCTTCAGCGAATGGATTTGCAACCATACCATAACGAGTCTTAAATCCAATTTTTGGCTGGAAGGTGTTCTCACCAACGGCACGTACCATCTGGAGAGGAACATAAGGACAATAGAAGAGACCTGCATCATAAGGAGAAGAACCCTTATACCCTACAACGTAATACTGATTAGCAGAAACGTTTGCAGCATATGGGTCAATATAAACACGGAATTTACCCATTAGAGTACCAGCAAAAGTATTGCCAGTATCATCTACACTTAGATTTGCATTGAGTGCAGGGGTGTAATCAAGTACTCCAGCCATACTGAGTGCAGAAGCAACGTCAGCAGAGCACATAATTACGTTACCCTTCCCTCTACGAGTTCTTTGTGCAATTGCGTTAGCATCACGCTCAATCTGGAAGAGAAGACCTTTGAACTTCTCAACGGACCAACGACCATTGGAGTCAATATCAAGGTCAAAAGTACCAGCAGTAGCAACATTTGCCTGAGCACCAGGTTCTGCTACATTATAAATGGTACGAATAACTTCACGGTTGATTTCAGCAAGAATTTCAGTGCTGAGAATATTTGCAAGCTCAGCTTCTGCATTTAGACCGTGAATTGCCTTGAGGTCCTGAGCGAGTTCTAGACTGTATTCTGCTTTAAGTGCTCTGGACTTTGCAGTTACAGCAACTTTCTCAATAGAGAAAGCCATTTCGTTAAAATGATTACCATCACTGCTTCCTAGATTTTCAGCAGCATCAGTTCTCATTCCCTGACCAACATTATAAGTGGTTGCATCACCAGTTGTAGTTGTAGTTGGATCAAGAAGTCCGGGATTAGTTCCTTGCTGGTTAGTAGTACCAAGACCAACATTACCATTAGACCAACCATCAGTAAGGTTGAATCCATCATCTTGACCGGAGAATGCTGTATCTACTTCGTTGTAGAATGCTTCAGTACCGCTCTGGTTGTTATAACGAGAACGCATTGCGAAGATAAGTCCAGTAGGACCATTCATTGGTTGAACACCTGCTAGGTCATATGCGACCAAGTTAGGCATTGAACGACGAATAAGTGAGATGAGAACTGGATCAAAACCTGCAACTGGTGAAGATGCAGCAGCACTAAAACCAGCATCTGCGCCAGTATTAGTATTAACTGTTGGAGTCTCCATCAGAGTTTGGAGAGATCCAGTCTGGAATGCAGACTCATCTTTAAGAAATCTTTCTTGGTTTTCTAGCAGGACTGCGGTTACTGCTCTACGATGATGATCTTTGATTTTATCAAGACCTTCGTAGTCTAGAAGTGGTGCCCACTTTTCCTGCAATTGTTCTGAATGAAACATTTGCGTTTACCTCTTTAAAATCTGTGTTTTTGTTTGAATTATATTAAATTCATTTGCTAAAACTTGAAAGTGTTTTTAGATAAGCAGCCATAGAACCAGAAATAGGTTCGGGAGTGCTATCTACACCTTCAGACAAAGTTTCAGTCTTAGATGATGGAGAAACTAATCTTGATGGGAAATATGCTTCCCTTAAGGTCTCCAACTTTTCACGATATTCTTCGTCACTTTCAAACTCAACACTTTCGGCAAGTGAAGCGAGCTTTTCTTTCTGAGAAAGTGCTAGACCCTCAGAAACTTCATCAAAGATTCCATCAGCAACCGACTCTGCAAGACGCTTGTTGAGGGAAACATTCTTCTCAATTTGCTCGTTGAGTTTTGTTTCCATATCATCAAGTTTTTCTACCATACTCTCAAGTACATCATATTTCTCTTCAGGGATTTGTACATAATGTTCTTCAAAAAGATTTTTCATACCAACTAAGAAGGACTCAGTAAGTTCTTCTTTAAGACCTCTTTCAATTGCTAACTCATTTTCTGTTAGCCATTCACCAGAAACATACTCTAGATATGAATCAACACGTTCTATAAGAGCATATTTAATTTCTTCAACCTCTTCAGCAAGTACCTGTGCATACTTCTCTTCAATATTTTCTTTAATTTCACTAATTTTTGTTCTTAATGCAGACTCAAAAACTAGTTTTGCTTTATCTTTAAAATCTTCAGAAAGTTCTTAAAC